TAATATAAGTATCAATAATCTCTTCAGTGCTCCATTTGGTTACATCATATCCTTCCTCTTGCAAATTTTTAATCCAAGAAGTATAATTATCTAAGTGATACTCACACAATTCAGATTTAAACTGCTCGTATGCTTCTCTATGTTTGCTGACTTTATTTGTCATGGTATAAAAAAGGAAAACATGGTCGTATACTCATATTTATTAGAACAATAAATAGAAGAAATAGACCTTATCATAAGAAATAAATGGCTAGACAGGGAATATTCACTGGATTTACGCCGAATGATGGTCTGGGAGATTCCCTCGCATCTGGTGCAGTAAAAGTAAATGCCAATTTTCAGGAGATTTATAATACCTTTGGAGATGGAACAGAGTTATCTGCCAATGCAGGTTCTGCAGGAACTTGGACCAAGGCAAGTACATACGGTATTACTACCAGTAAGTATGTTGGTATTGGCACGACTCTTCCAACTAGTCAACTACATGTAGAAGGTAATGCATTACTTTCGGGTATTACGACAGGAACATTCATTGGGGATGGATCTGGACTAACTGGTGTTACTGCTATTGGACAGGGCATTGTCATCAAAAACAGTGGATCTGTTCTTGGTGTAGCACAAACCGTAAATTTCAATGACGGACTTAATGTAAGTAGTGTCTTTGGTGGTAACGTAACCATAGACGCAGTAGACTATGTATCCTATGCAACTGTATCTGGCATTGCATCATATACTCCTATTGCAGGGTTCGCATCTCTAACAAATTACTCTCCAGTATCAGGAATCTCTTCATATACACCCGTCGCTGGTGTAGCAACCTTCGCAACCACTGCAGGAATCGTTACGTATTCTTCTGCAGCAGGTGTTGCAACTAATGCAGGTGTCTCTGAGTACGCAAAAGTCGCTGGCATCTCCTCGTATACACCCGTTGCAGGTCTCTCTACCATTGCGGGGTATGCACACACTGCAGGTATCGCAACAGTCGCTCAGAACCTCTCTGGCACCCCTTCTATCCTGGTTGATAACATCAACTCAGGTGCAGGTATTGTAACCTTCCCAGGTCAAGGCAGTAAGATGCGCTTTGACTTTGACTCAACCACTGACATGCCTAATGCAGTGTCTTGGAGAGGAATGTTTGCCTATGCGAACAACGCAAAGCAAGCATACGTTTCTTATGGTACTACTAACGGTGGATATAATGGTTGGAGAAGACTTCTTGTAGAAGATGTCCATGGCAACTATGAGACCACTGGCATCCTAACAGCTTCCACATTCTCTGGAGATGCTTCTGGGTTATACAATGTCCCAGCTTCCAGTTCTATTTGGAAATCTGGTCCTACTGGTATTACTACAAATAGTAACGTTGGTATTGGAACCACCAATGCAGAGGAAGCTCTTTCTGTTCTAGGTAACTTTAGACTTAAAGGAAGAATCGTAGGTAGTGCAACAACTAACATCCTACCATTCCTCTTTGCAGAGTATAGAACTCTACCAAGTCCTGCTGAGTACCATGGTGCATTTGTTCATACCCATGATACTGGAAAGGCATATTATGCTCATGCGGGAAGATGGACCGAACTTCTTAATAGAAACATAGATGGAACCATTGGCGTTGGGACAGATCATTTCACCGCTGGTATCATCACTGCAAATACATTCTACGGTGATGGATCCAACCTAACAGGTGTTACAGCATCAGGATCTGGTGTTGTTATTCAAGAAGAAGGAGGCACTGTTGGAACTGCTGCAACCATTAACTTCGTTGGTGCTGGTGTTACTGCAACCTATTCAAATGGAATTGCAACCATTGAAATTACCGACGTAGTTGGTAGTGGATCGACTGGTGGAGCAACCAGCCTAAATGATTTAACTGACGTTGTATCCTCTGGAGCACAGATCAATGACATCCTCAGGTACAATGGATCTATATGGTCATCTGGTACTGGAATTGGCACAGTAAATGGGGATGACTTTAGACTTGGATTTGGAGATTCAAACGATCTTCAAATTTGGCATAGTGGAACCCAAAGTTATATTAATGAAAGTGGAACTGGGTCTTTATTCATTGACTCCAGTGCATTGTACTTGCAGAATAGTGGATCAACAAAACTACAAGTAACTGGTTCTGGTATCAACGTAACTGGAGTTGTGACCGCTTCATCATTTGTAGGTGATGGGTCTGGTCTAACTAACCTTCCAGGAGGAGGTAGTTATGGTAACTCTGATGTTGATACACACCTCAATACTGGTACTGCCTCTTCAGGTCAAGTTCTCAGTTGGACTGGTTCTGATTATGATTGGGTAGCAGATCAGACTGGTGGAGGCGGAGGAGGTACTGGGTACTTTGAAAAGACTGATGCTGGAATTAATACTAATACCAGTATTGGCATTGGAACAACCAATCCCATAGGTAACCAATCACTTCAAATAAGAAACACCGTATTTGAAAGTCATGGTGTTGCATCATCTTCTTTCACTGCATCTGCTGGAACACCTCAAGAAATTGATGTGTATACTGAAGACTTCGTAACCGCAGAATATACAATATCCATTATCAATGGAAATAATTACCAGGCACAAAAAGCATTAGTGATGCATACTGGTGCGGGCACAACCGCATATGTATCGCAGTATGGTCAAATGTATGAACCGAATAAAATTGCCGATGTATCGGTAACACTATCTGCTGGTCAAGTTCAAGTAAGATTAGTTCCAGTCACTGGAATATCTGGGCTAACTACTTATAGATTCACAACACAAAGAATGCTTTGATTAGGGAGGTATAAGAAATGTTTTCTACTGATACTAATATCGACGAATGGTACGAACAGCGGAGAGTAAATTTTGAATCTCTCAAAGAAACTCTACTAAAAAAACCAACAGAAAAAGAATCAAAAAAAGAATACGGTATTCTCTGCCATACAAAAAAAGACTGGGAGCATGTTCACGAAATCCTAATGCAGGATGGAACTCTTGAAGATAATATTCCATCCAGGACTGTAGAGTGTCCGAGTGCATGTAATCATAGTGAACTCAGAGGAATCTATCTATTAGATGATGATGAAGTTGAACAGTTGAGAAATCATCCTGGCGTTGCAAATGTAACTATCAATGCTTCTGCATATCCAGGCACCTATATGGATAACCCTGACAATTTAGTCGAGAGTTTAACAAAAGAAAATAGATATGCATCTAATGTTTGGTGTCAAGGGTATTCATATGTCAATAATTATACTAGTAGCACTCCTGGTATAGACCTCAAAAATAGAGGATCTATGCAATTACTCAGACATGTCCAAAAGAAAAGTCCTTGGGTGTCTGGTCGATGGGACTCACTACCAGGAGTAGCCTCCACTACAGGAGCGTCAATACAAATTGGCAGTCAAATACCACAATATGGAACTGGTAAAGATGTAGACGTTATTGTATGTGACCAAGATATGTGGTTCGGTCACATCGAATTTCAGAATACTTTAGGTATTAGTACACTTACCATATCAGATACTCCACAAAATTATGTTGGTGGTAACAAATTATCTAACAGTGGTATCTCTACAACAGTAGGTACATGCGATCTTCTAGATTTAGTTTTGGATGCTCCATATTATTTGGACCCAGACTTCTTTAATGCAGATCCTGGTACTAGACTTACTACTCGTTGGGATGGAACAACTGTCCCCACAGATTCAGCTGGTCTCAACTGGTGGAGAAACAACAGTACAACTTATAGATCTCCAAAATTTGTATCTGCAGGCATTGGAACTGGAGAAGCAATTGCAGGTTCAGTAGAAGACTTTGGTGCTATTCTTGCAAGCTCAACTTATACGAGATCCAGATCTAACGGTAGTAATACTGCATATCAAAATAATACTGGTTTCCATGGAACTCCATGTGCTTCACAAACATATGGTAGACAATATGGATGGGCTTATAATTCAAACAAGTGGTTCCTAAATCTATACGGAACTTATGGTGTATTGTGGGAAGTTGGATTTGATATGCAGAAAGTATTCCATCAGATTAAACCAATAAATTCAGCTAAAGGTGATAAGGATCCAACTATTTCCAGTAATAGTTGGAGTAATAGAGTAGGTCCATGGAGTAGTGGATACATTCATCACAGAGATGCTGCAGGAACTGGTCAGACACCTTTGGACGGATCTAACGCAGTATCTTATGGTAGCCAAGTTGGACCTCTCATTGGTAGTGGTGGGACGTTAGCAATCGAATATGAGTTTGATAACTCAATTATTCAATCAGGTGTTGAACTTGTAGAATCTGGAGTCATTTTCTGTTATGCCGCTGGCAATAGAGACCAAAAAGTAGTGAGAGGTGATCATCCAGACTACAATAATTACTATACTTTATCTGATAATGAGACTCCTGAAGAGGGGAGAAGATCAGGATACTCTAGTATGCCTGGAATTTACTTCCAACCGTTCTATAATAGGATTGGATATCCAGGACAAATTGGAAAACGACATGATAGTAATGGAGTAGCTTTTTATAAAGGAATCGGAGTTGGTGCGTTAGATGAATACGGTACTCTGAACAGTGCTACTGGAGAAGTTGGGGTGGGAACCTTCTATAGACAATGCAAAACCAGTTATAGTAATATGGGAAATGGAGTTGATATTTTTGCACAATGTGATATGAGTTTTTCTGCATGTGAGGATAACAGTAGTGGGTATAAAAGATATGATGCATACTACAATCTTGATGGAGTCACATCTATAGAGTCTGAAGATAGATTATTCAACGGAACAAGTTCTGCAACTCCTATTGCTGTTGGTCTTATGGCAACTAAACTTGAATACAATAGAGGTTGGAACTGGGCCGATATGAAACATTGGTTCAAGACAGCTTTGGGTGGACCTCTTATGGGAAGCACAGACTCTGCAGGAACATCTACAGTGTATGCTGGTATTGAAGGTGATGGTGACTACACTACTTCTTCATGGACTGATTCGTATAACCTTCAAGGTAGTGATGCACCTGTTATTTGGGATGCGCCAACAGGTGCAGAACCAAATTTAACTAAATTAATTGATGGTGGAGCTCAACCTCTCACATTCTCTGGCGACATCACCATTAAAATTGTAGAATAAATAGTTAGAAAAGTTAGTACCCATGACAGAAAAACCTTTTGGTGTAAAACAACTCAATATTATTGGTGCTACTGGTACTCCTACGATTGAGAGTGCAGGAGACTTAAATATTGGCGGCAATCAAGTTGCAATCACAACCAATACTACTGTGTCAGGTGTTGTTACTGCAACTGCATTTGTAGGTAACGGTGCTGGATTAACTAACCTTCCAGGGGGAGGTAGTTATGGCAACTCGGATGTTGATACACATTTAAATCAATCAAATCCAACTTCTGGATATGTTCTTAGTTGGAATGGTAGTGACTATGCTTGGGTAGCAGATCAGAGTGGCAGTGTACCAGCAAACCTTACTGCAACAACCTTAGATGTAAGTGGTATTTGTACTGCTGGTAGTTTTGTTACGGATCTAATCTCTGGTGATGGAACTAGTAGAGGATTTGCAACTAGATATTACGTTACTTCGAGTGGTTCTAGTGACTATCGTTTTGCTGGTCCTGGTCAAAGAGATACTGTAGGAAATCCAACTATCTATTTGATGAGAGGTTTCACTTATATCTTTGAGAACTCTACAGGAAACTCACATCCATTCCGTATTCAATACCAGAGTACAACTACTGGTGTAGGAACCTATGTCAGTGGAGCACAGAATGCAACTCAAGTATTCACAATCCCACATGATGCACCAGGTGCATACGAATATCAATGTACCGCTCACAGTGGTATGAAAGGAACTTTTATCATCCCTAGTTAATATGTCACCACTATCATTTGGAATCGGCAAGTCCCGAGGAACAGTATTTGATCCAGCAGTTTTCTACTGCAACTTTCTAATATTTAATTGGAATTGGACAGACGGAAAGGATTTTGACATCATAGCAGAGTTTATTGAGCCAAACATTAGTGGTCAGGTAGGCGCAAGGAAAGGCACCAAGATTCAAAATGCCGATCAAACTGTTACATATATGGAATGGGGAGGAGATAATGTTTTAGATACGGATAATGGATACGAATCTATTCTTATTGATGTTGCTGCTATTCAGTCAGCTCCTGGTAATAATTCGTCAAGAATTGTTTTGGACTTGCGAGGAACTTGGTACGATCAAGTTGGACTAGATCCTATTATTATTACTGCTGACGGATTTCAAGGTGGAACACCACTAAAAGAAGGTGAAACTGGAAATATTCCTGGTTTTGGTTTCTATAATCCAACAGCTATTCAAACTTTTGAGAACTACAAACAATCTTTCGGTACACAAATAATTACAACAAACCGCGAAAATAGTGGTCAACGAGTTACAAGAGTAGAAATTGATACATCCACATTCAACATGCGATATTTTTAAGTATAAATACGGCTACATACCTCTTTGGTAAATGATATGAAAAGGTTTCTACCCTTCATAATGTTACTGATGACGGCATCTTCCGCAAATGCAGGTGCTCTTACACATAGATTATCTTCCAGTGTTCAACTAACCGTTGATGCTGCTGCTACTAATGTCACGAGACTTGGAAGTACATTTTCAATTTCAGGCAACGGTGTAGATACTACTGACGGAACAACAGTTAATACAATTTCTACTGGTGCAATTACTAGTGGAATTTATGCCCCAGGAACAATTACTGCTACTCAGGATACTCCAGGTAATGCCTTTAGTTTCTCTCAGTCGTATACGGCAGGTGATGCAATCCCAACCAGTGCAGTCACTGTTGGTGATGTAGCAAACTTTGGCAACATTACATCCACAACTGCAGGTTCTGCTGGAAGTCTAGCTGGTACTATTGGAACTAGTGGTGCTATTGCAATCACGGCTGGTGGAGCTGGTACGAATGCTACGGGACAATTTGTCTCTGAGCTCACGATTCTACACTAAATAAATGGAGGTCAACAATAATGACTTCTCTAAAGACGATTCTTTGGTGTGTCCTAAGTGTGGTGGGTGCAAGTGTCACACTTGCTCCTGTCCAGGCGGTTCCCGTGGTCCCAAACTTCAGCCAGGGCTCCATGACGAGCCACACAGAAACAACGTCAAAGGTGACTGAAACGATTAACTCTATAGACTATGCAACAGGATGGCAATATTCAGTATCGGGCACAAACGTGAACAACGGGGGACAATCTCTCAGTCCCAACCCAACGACAAACTCAGTGATAGTGAATCCATTAGGAGGAACAGAGGGGCAAGTAACAAGCGCCAACTCTGGTCTCGATTTAAATGGA